GGGAATTTCTCAGCCTGGGTCATTGAAGCCTGCCGTCGGAGACTAACGTCAGAAAAGAGAGCATATACATCAATCCAAAGTGATGATGAATAAACATCCCGGTTTCTTCCACCATCGCACCGGAAAAGCGACTATGAGGGTAACCCTGCGTCTGTCAGCACAGTAAAACCCGGTGCGCATCGTTTTTGATTATTCCCGCACACTCACGCAGAAGGAATTCCCCGTCGGGCTACGGTCATGGTTAATGCGGGAATACGGCGACGATACAGCGCATAATGTGTCAGGCTTGAATACCTTTATCGAATCCCGGTAATAAAAACTGTCCCTGTCTCTCCAGACGTTCCAGCTTTGCAAGCAATTGAGTTTTTTTCGTTCTCCCCCAGCGATTGAGCAGACGGCCTGACATGCTGGCGACATCCTTCTCTTTCATGTACTCCAGCATTACGGCGTTACGTTCTGCTTCATAACTTTCGCTGTACTTACGGAGTTCTGCTGACATCCAGTTAAACGCATTGATATAGGCTTCTTTAACAGCATCGGCTTTTGCCCCGTTAAATCCCATAACCAGCATAACGAAGCCACTAAAGTCCATGCGGTAGTAAATCTGTTTCTTGTCAAAAATACCTAAGTCATTGATTTTCTCGACGGCCCAAAAATGGGTTGTCGAGAATTCCTCAGAACATCTCAAACATTTAATAGCCCTAATCACATGCTGATGGCGTTTACCAAATGCCCTGGCAATCTGGAAGGTGTCAGTTACCGGTTGACCTTCTGCTGCGGTAACTAACTGGCGAAAGTCGAAGTCATGATTCGCAATTAATTCATTCATGGCGTTGCCTGCTTCTTTGAAATGAACCTTTGCCGCACAGGAAACCAGCCCACCGAGGCTCGCCAGCACTAACTGGTATCCTCAAAGGCCCATTCCAAAGGGTCAGGTTCGGTGTTTATTGTGCGCTGCGGTGCGCGGTGAAATACCGGTACAAAAATGCCCCGCATCTGCGAGGCATTTTCCTGAAAGTCACTTGTTAAATTTCAGTGAAATTAAAATTATTTTAAGCACTGCGTCCTGATGTATTCCTGCAGGTAGTTAACCTGCGCGGTTATCTTGTCGATTCCACCTCGGAGACGGTAATAATTGAGTTCAGCATCTGCTGTAAGTCCTGGGCTTTCTCCATCGCCCATGCTGCTGGCTCCGGTCGTTGACTTTGCACAGGTGGCGGAGACTTGCAGGCGCTTACGCCCAGCAGAAACATCAGCACGGAGACTTTCGATAGTCGCATTAGCATCAGCAAGCTCCTTTGTGTATCTGGCGTCAAGTTCTGCTACATCACGTTGCCGCTTCTGCATATCAGCGATGATGGATGTGGCTTTATCGCGCTGCTCTTTGTAGGCGATGGCGTTATCACGGTAATGATTAACAGCCCATGACAGGCAGGCGATAATGCAGATAACCAGAGCGGAGATAATAACGGTTACCCTGCTCATTGTTGCCCCCACAAACAGACTTCACGCTCAATCTCGCGGCGAGTCATCAGCCCTTTCCATTGCTTACCGCCAGCGTATGTCCAGCGCCGTAGCTGATCACATGCGCCTTTGATATCGCCCTGGTTTATTTTGCGAAGAAGCGTCGATGTTCTGAAATTGCCAGCGCCCACGTTGTAAACGAACGAGTAAAGAGCGCCGCGCGTTGTTTCCGGTATATCGACGTTGATGTACGGGTTAATTTGTCTGGCGACCGTGGCAAGGTCTTTATTCAGGAGGGCTTTGCATTCTGCTTCGGTATACGTTTTACCGGGCATGATGTCTTTTCCGGTGTGTCCGTGACATACAGTCCATACGCCAACGATATCTTTGTATGGTATGTAGCTGACACCTTCCAGACCATCGTTACCACCTGGACCAGTGATGAGCACAGACGCTATGGCAACAGCCCCACCACCAATAGCAGCTGCAACAGCCTTGCGTAATGACGGCGACATTATTCACCTCTCGCAGCCTTACGCTTATCTTCTTTAATCTTGAAATAAAGATTTGTCAGATACGTCAGCAGGCCAAACAGCAGACTTCCCAGCACACCTATTGCCACCCACTGGGACGGAGAGACTTTGTCCAGCAGCTGCAGTAACCAGTATCCCGTCCCCACCGCTGACGTGGTGTATGACACACCTGTTGTGATTTTTTCCATCTGATGTATGTCTCCGTCACCGCCGACAGAAAATGAAAGTAAAGAAAAACAAAAAAGCCGCCAGTGTCACCCACTGACGGCCAACGCCGGGAGCCGTGATTATGGCATTCAGGCTCTGCTAAAAATGCCAGATAACATTCCGGCCTCCCCTGATTCAGGTTATAAATGACACAATATCTTGACAACATCCGTCACTGTCTGTCAGAAAATGTACTGCCATATAGAAGCAACATGTGAAGTACATCTATCCTTTTGAGCCAGCACCTCTCCACCGAAAGTCAGTGCTGGCTGTTTTTTTCCTTAATAAGGCATCTGTAACTGAAACAATCCGCATATTGATAATATATTGACAGGCATCATTGCTGTCTGTGAAAAATAAGTCTCTACAAACATATAAGGCCTTTTAGCCAGCGTCTTCTTTTTCAGGTCAGTCGCTGGCTTTTTTTATTATGCTGCCGGTGCATTTATCTCCAGCATCAGACTTTCTATCACAACGCCATACGCTGCATTTTTTGTAACATCCGTCAGCGTCAGCGCATTCAGTCCCAGTGTCAGACTGTCTTTTATAACCTGGAATGCCGGGCCAGCCACTCCATTCAGTTTCGGAGTAACCGTGGCACTGCCGGCGGTGAACACCAGCTCCAGCGTCTGCCAGTCGTTACCGTAATCGCCGAACTCCCCCAGCTTCGTGTTTCCGGCTTTCCTGTGATGCATCAGATTCACTCTGCCGTCAGTGGTCTGAGTGAAGTACGACATCAGGAACGGATTACCGGTACCCGTCATCGCCACACCATCAGGAACGGGAGCATCCGTATACAGATAAATCCCCAGCCCGAACTGATTGTTGGTCAGTGCGCCTGACAGGCGGAACTTACAGGTCAGTCTGCCGCCCTGTGTCAGCAGGGTAATTGCGTCATCCACCGGATGCGTCAGGGACCAGGTTTTATTGCTCTGCTTGGTGATCTTAAATACACCATCTGACAACTGAATTCCGCCATCCTTAATGCTCCAGCCCTGCGCAGCAGCCTCTCCGGCTGCCGGCAGCAGGGAGATTGTGCGAACGGACGTATCTGCAAACGGACCCGATGGCGTGTTGCCGCCGGGCGAGGGTTTGATTTCCGGTGCCTTACCACTGATGAAGGCTGAGGTGCGCCCGGCTGCGTTCAGAATAGCGGTTGCCAGACGATCCGGAATAATGCTCCTGCGCGCCCATGAACTGAAATGTGTCGGGCGGTTTGATGATACCTGGTTTCCATTCGTTCTCGATGCCGCACCGTAATATCCTGATGCCGGAATATCCGGATCTTCTGCCGGCGCGTTAGTGGCGGTATTGACGCCGTTACCGTCTGTCATGAAGGGCACAAAATAAACGCCCTCACTCTCCCTGTTTTTATACCCGCCGTACACGGTGTCGTACTGGGTAGCGTATGTATTTTTCCAGTAATACGTCGTGTCACCACAAACCCACGGCACATCTGCAGCACTGCCACCATGGCACTGCGCGTTAAACACGGAGAGGTCAGCACGAAACTGTGTCAGCATGGCTGTAAACAGCGCAGGTTGCTGTACGTGGGTGGCGGCGCTCATGTCAAACTCACCCTGCATCCAGCAGACGGCCAGCAGAACGTTTTTGGGATTTTTCTGCAATGCCGCTTTTGTGCGGGAAATCAGATCCTGATATAACGGCTTGCCCACCCCCCAGCGTGCCGAATCCTGACTGGCCCCCGTGGACTCGCTGAATGTCCCCTCCGCGCCCTGGGTAAATGCCGAACCACCACGACAGCATGGTACCAGCAGGATCCCCGCGTTATTCGGGATATACGGGAGCAGTTTTTTGGCAATATGTAAACCCTGGCCGACACAGCCGTACTGCCCTTTGCTCAGGTCAGCCCTCGGATGATTCAGCGTACTCATATCCTGCACATCATGCAGACAGTGGTCAGCCGGAATAATATCGTTATATCTGCAGGCAGCCCCGCCCGGCGTCACTGTACTGCGGCGCGCCAGCTGTTTAATGCGCGGATCCGGAGCATCGTATGAATCCGGCAGCGGAAGCCCTTCACCGTAAGCCATGGCATTGGATTGCCCGGCCAGTACGATGACGTAGTACCAATCCGGCTCAGATGAAGGGCCGACCTGTGGCTCTCCTTCAATAGCCACCGCCTGCATCAGTGTGTACGGCGTAATGGCAACCGGTCCGCCGTATGGCTGCCAGCCCTCTTTCAGTTTGTGTGTCAGCTTTTCCGCAAGGTCTGACGGCGACGCCGCCCTGACAACATCGTAATGTTTAATCGACATCGAATTTCTCCCGTGTAGAGGAACAGAGTTAAAAAGCCGGAAGCGGAATCAAATCACAGGATGACCATCTGCCAGTGGCAGGTCATAAAAAAAAGGCTGCGCAATGCGCAGCCAGAACTCACAAGGAAAATGATAAAAGGAATAACACTAGTGATGTACGCATGGCGCCTCCCGCTAAGTTCTGCAATGATCAAACAGAACTCGCTACGTGCCCTTAAAACTCGATCATTTAGCCCCTCCAAGGAGGATTCACCATGCGGTTGATTTTTTAATAAACAGTAAACAAAAAAGTCAAGAATTATTCATTCTGTTCTTTCATCATCGGCCACAGCAATACCACAATGCCGCAGACCAGAGCGCCATCAGTCAGTACCAACATTATCCTGCTGGTGAAATCCATCATCACCATCACTAAAAGCAGGATCACAACAGCAAGCAGACACAGTTTATAAAACAATGTTCAGAAAACGCATTCAGCATGCCTAAGGTTCTATTCCTACGAATAGCCAACTTGCAACTTAAAATATTATTTATGCAGCCAATTAAATTCTGGTCCTTACAATATCAACCTGAAGATTCTTATCTTGTGCTGATTGATAAATGACAAACCTTTTACTACCTGCATTGAAAGAAGTAGACAAAACCAGACAATTATCATAACGAGCAAGAACATAATACCAACCATCATTATAATTAATCATTTCATATTCTTTCTTAAACTGTGGTTTGTAATATCCTGTCAGAAATGAAAAAAGCCAAAAATATGCCACAAAAGCAATCATCACAATCTCAAAAAAATGTTTTTTTATAAATGGCTTATCATAGAAGCATGATACCGATAAAAATCGCCCATAAGATCTTATCGAAATTGTAACCGCCAGCGCAATCGCTGCTGACAGTAGCAAAAGAGGTACCTGAATCTTCTGTCTCAATATAGAAAACTCAATAATTGCCGGCACAAACAATAATTCCACAGCAAAATAAAGGCGAAATACATTTAGCTCTTGCATAGAATGTTTTCTTTTCACTGCGAAAAAGAATACAACACCAATACCCCAACCGATAAGAAATATAGCAATGACGATAACTGCAAAAAATAAACTTCTGGCAACATCATCAACACCTGCACCTACAATCCACCATGGGAAGCCGTAGTAAAAAGAAGTACCCCATCCATAGAAATAAGCACTCCCCCATCCAAGGCATCCCATGTAGGCAATAAAAAGTGAAGAACTCCTGAGCAGCGCACCATCCTTCATAACCACCCCAATACAAGATGATAACATTGGCTTACAACTCATAACAAAAGCAATTCAATGCCGTCAAGAGGTTACAGGCTAAAAAAACTCTATTACATAGCAGCCAGCATGTTTACCGTACAAGTACAACTCAGGGCATAAAAAAAACCCACTCGGCAGCGGGTTTATACATTTTTTACAACATACCAAATTTGCATGAAGTATATGGCTTTTAATCCAGTTTTGCAATATTTTGCTGTAAAAATGCTGCCTTTTGTTTTGAACGTGTTCTCGTCACAAGCAATAAAGCATCACTATCAAGCTGTAGAAAAATGTGCTTCATTGCAACCCAGCGTTCAGTAAATGTCTCGGACCAGTTTTTTGTTGTCACTCCCACCAATGATGCCAGTGTCTGGTATTCATAGGCCTCACGCCCTGCAAGTTCGCTCTTCACATCCTGTGCAGCCAGCCAGATTAACGTCTTCAGGCGATCCAGTGTCTTACCTGCAATTTTTCTGTTACTTAACAAATCTTTAAACTCGCTCCATGCCCATTGCGTTATGGTGACCTGATGCCCCCATCGAACGCTTTCGCTGTAACACCAAAGCAACCATGCTTTCTGATGTTCATCGAGAGACAAAACCGCGCGGCGCCATGAAGAGGTTGAGAATTCAACCGGGCTGACCAAAGCAATGGATGAACCTTTTGCGTACGACTGCTTACCGGAAGTCGGCGTATTATCCAGCGTAATCATCTTGCCAGTTACCACATCCAGAATGCGCGGCTTCTTTCGTTTGTATGTACCAGTATCAAATTGTGCATGCTCCTGCCAGGCTTCGAGCTGGCCTTTCGTTGCTCCGTTCAAGTCAGCAGTAGCTGCCATAAGTTGCTCACGAACATACTGTAAATATTGGGTATTCATGCAGTAAATCCTTTCTATATTTTGGCATAATTCTTCAACATTCGGTAATCGTTCAAAACCGAATCGGGGAAACGACATAAGCACAGGAGCCCCCAGCGACAGCGAAGGAGTTCTGATATATAAGACTCAGACATCATTCATTCCCCGGTTCTCCAATATCTGTTTCACTCATCATCCATAACTACCTGTAATTGCCCCCCCTTTTTTTGTAACAGTTCTTATATTGCTATATAGAATAGCCATTACTAATGCTTTTAAATTTAATAAAATAAAAATTATAAAAAACATAAAACACCACGCAAACACACTTAATAAAAACACCGTTACATTAAAAGATAATAAAAACCGCAATAAAAAACGAATAAATCAATTGTCTCACGCAATTATAAAACATCATATTGATTACGCACCTTGTATTACAAACTCATGTATGTAAAATACGCGCACCATTCAAAAAAAAGGAAGACAATAACATATGAAAAAAAGTGTCATCGCTGGCGTCTTTATTGCTCTGTCATTTACCACGTGTTCAGCTATCGCGAACAGCCTTGCATTATCATTAGCAAATGATGATGCAGGGAAGTTTCAACCAATACTTAATGATATTTATGGCAATAAACATGAAAACAGAGATGATTACTCACAAGGCTTATTTCTGGGATATAGCCACGATATCTCAGACTCGAGCCAATTATCTCTCCATATTGCGCAAGATATTTACTCTCCATCAGGCAGTAATAAAAGACACAACACAGCTGTAACTGGAGACAGAGCTTTTAGTGCATACACTCACACTGGTATTGAATGGAACTCCCTTGCGAATGACTGGATTCGCTATCGATTAGGTACTGACATAGGTGTTGTTGGCCCCGACGCAGGCGGTCAGAAAGTACAAAATAAAGCTCATGAGATTATTGGGGCAGAAAAATATCATGCATGGGATGATCAAATAGAGAATCGCTACGGTTATACTGTAAAAGGGATGCTATCCATGACACCAAGTATGGATATTTTAGGTGCTAATGTTGGATTATACCCTGAAGTTTCTGCTGTTACTGGAAACTTATTTCAATATGTAGCATATGGCGCAACCATTGCCATTGGTAATGATAAAACCTTCAATTCGGATAATGGCTTTGGTCTGCTGGCTCCCCGTGGTTTAATGCATATGTCCGATACAAGCGGATTCAAATACAAGATTTTTGCAGGTATGGAAAGACGAGATGTCAATCGCAACTATACTCTCGAAGGAAAAACAATACAGACGAAACAAACAACAGTATCGCTAAACAAAACTGTTGATGAATATCAAGTTGGCGCAACAATTGGGTATGCACCTGTAGCCTTCACACTAGCATTTAATAAAGTAACATCAGAATTCAAGACAGGGGATGACTATTCATTTATAAATGGAGCAATCACCTTCTTTTTTTAACTGAATTGAATTCAATCAAAATAACATAAGTCCAACAAAAACATAAAGTGCGAAATGAATGCCAGCTCCATTTATTTCGCACTATAAAAGATTAAAAGTTGCAATAAAATAATAAAATGACTCAGTTACGAAAACCAATAAACTGTGGCCAGTAGTGAGTCGCTCATCATCGGGCTTTTTGGCGAATGAAATTTAGCTACGCTTTCGAGTCTCATCGTCTTCCCCTCTTGCCCTGTTTGACCATCAGGACGCCGTTAACTATTACATGACGCTCGCCTTTGCTGTCTCGGTTGTACTTGAGCACTGTTCCTCTTGCGCAGGAAAGCATCCTCGCCACTTCGGTCTGATTGCCTCGTGTCTGGATAAGAAGCTCTGGTATCGTTTGAATTGTGGCGTTCATGCGTTCTCCAGTTCGGTGATTTTTATTCCAAGCCGTCCGCCTGGTACTTTCACACCACGAATTACGCGAATGTCATCGAATTGCTCGTCGTCTTCCGCAAATCCGGCATGGATAAGGGAGTCGAGTAAACCCTTCAGGATGTTATCTAGGTCGCGGCGGCGGGAGTCTGGAACGTCTGCGATTACTTTGATGCGGAGTCGTGATTTGGTGAAAATATCTAACTTGAGTTGGTGGATGATTTGCTGAACGTCTTTTCGGTATTTCTGGCCTTTATCGCTGATGTAGTATTGGCTTCCCCGTCTTCGCCAGTAGGTATTCACCGACGGCGGGTATGGAAGCACAAACTGATATTCGTTCATGACTTAATCTTCCCCTCCTTCAGCAGTATCGCCTGCGTCCTGATCACGCCTTCGAGGTGGTAAAGTCTGGCGTCTTTGTTGTCGAGAATCCTTGTGCGTCGGTCGATCTCCGCGTGGCAGTCACTACAAGCCCATGCGCCGATCAGGTCGTCAGGCTTCATCCCCGTTCCACAAATTCCAGCCATCCGGTAATGTGCCAGAACTGTAGTTTCAGGATTGCCATTGCATACGCCGTAAATACGTACCTGGCATTCTCTGCCGCGCGCTTCTTTGCGTAGGTTAGCCATTTACCTTCCCTCGCAATTGAAGAATTGACTGAAGGTCTTTTTTAATAAATATGCGAGTGCGAATTGAGCAGTAGTTTTCCTTCATTCTGGCGTAGTAATAGTCCTTTCTTTGCTTAAGTTTGTTGGCATCCGCTGTCATCCAGTCTTTTACAGCAAACTTAATTAGCCAGCGGTGGCAGAGATACCATTTCAGGTAATCACTCATCGTCTTCTTCCTCGTACATTGAGCTATTCGGATCGCTCATCAGTTCTGCACAGCAGTGCTCACACACGTGAACTTCCAGCACATGCAGCTTCTGACCGCAGTTAGCGCACGTTAAAGCTCGCTCGACGCTTTCTTTCTGGTATTGAAGGGATTGGGATGGGCTAAGCATTATTGGATTCTCTGCATCATGAGAAAGACAATCATGGCGGCGCGAAGGGGATTTTCATGTATAGCTCGCTTAGATTTACAGTAGGCCACACCGCGTGCACCCCACTCGTCTTCATCGAGATTGATAATGCTAATCCTGTATTTTTCAATAATCGGCCATGAGTCTGCTGGGTTTGCGCATGGGTTAAAGGATCCGCGCTCAACTTCTACTTCAACTGCGTCTCCGTTTACAATGTCTCCCTCAAATGAGACAAACACCATATCGCCATTCTCACCTTCTTTGTAATCCGGCGATCCGTTATGAATGGCTTCGAATACCGCCACGTTAATTTCAAAATCACTTAACTGTGAATAATCCATTGTCATTTCCTCGCACGATGTCTTAGCCACCGGATATCCCACAGGTGAGCCGTGTAGTTGAAGGTTTTTACGTCAGATTCTTTTGGGATTGGCTTGCGTTTATTTCTGGAGCGTTTCGTTGGAAGGTATTTGCAGTTTTCGCAGATGATGTCGGTGAAACTTCGTCGCTGTCG